TGTCAAGTACACTTAGAATGCCATTAAAGTTAGTTGTATCGGTTATAATATCCTCTGCGTAATTCGAACCAGCACTACCTGTTCCTGCTCCAGTTCCGTTTACATCTCTTAAATCTAAGTATAAACTACCATCAGACAGTTCTTGTAATTGACCATCTCTCTTAACTATTAAAGCACCAATGAATATAAATTCAGGACTTGGTAATCCTTCTGTTACTAATCTTGTTATTTCACTCTCGATTGCGTTCCTTGCATTATTTATTGTTGAGTATGCACTCTGACTTAATATCTTTTTAAGATTAACACCACCTAAATCAGGTGTGTCGATAAAGAAAGTTATAAAGAAGTCAGTTGTAGAACCGCCCTCTGTTAGTTGCCATGTAGAGCCTGTGTCCTCGTTCCATACATCATAAGTTCCACCTGCATTATGACCGATTGTATTAGTTGCAGTAGTATTTGTCCATTCGCCTGTAGCACCTAGTCTATATATAAATGGAGCAGTTGATTGTGCAGCGATTAAATGTTGTATATCTTCATCCCTGAAAGAGCCACTCGTTACTTGCGTAAACGTATCTCCACCATTAGATAATCCCTCTATTGCTAATCCATAACCATATAATGCTCCAAATGTATTGTGCGCCCAACCATGAACTGCACTAGGATATTGGTATGCGTGGAGTTCTGCTCCAAAAATGATTGATTTAGTTTGAGTAGCATTCCAGTAAATAAGCGCACATAATGAATTGTTATAGAAAAAGAATTTATTTATATTAGATTCTAATGTATATTGCAAAACACCATTTTGGTCGAAGTATGTATAATAAGTGCCTGTAACATCAGGGATAACAACTGATTCTGTTCCTGTCTTTGTAAATAGTTTGCTATTTACCCAAAAAGAATAATCTGATTGCCCCCCCTTTACTGTAGTACTAAATGTTAGTGTGCCATCTACAAACGAAAGGTCAGGTTGGGTATTTGTGTTATACTTATCCCAACCTGCTTTATGTCTAGTTTCACCTATTTCGGCAAGTATGACTTCTACATCAGTTCCTATGTAATGTCCGTCTGTGTCTGTTACAGCTACATCAGCTGCAACTTGGTCGCTAGTTGCGCCGTCTTCTACGTTTAACATTGTCCTAGCGTCTGTCATAGATATGTCTTCAGGCACACCTGTACTAGCAGTTTTCCTGCCTTTGAATGTAGTCTGTGTCATGTTCGCTAATTTTGCATTATTTATAGCTTCATCAGCGATATGTTTTGTACTTATTTTGCTCATTTTAATTGCTCTCCTTTAAGCCAGTTTTCAGGTTTTGTCATTGGCTTCATATTTTCTTATACGAGCGCTGTATAGGTATAAGTTACTACTAGCTTGTCTGTTGATTCAAGTAAACTTTCTAGTCCTAGTCCGTCCCAGTTCAAACGCTTTATGTCTGAGCCGTCCGTTATTATTGTGAAGTCTACGGTGTATTCTTGTGGTATCCCACCAACAGGTACAACTTGAACCGAGGTAGCTGATACAGGAACTTGTGTCATATCGTCAGAATACTTATTAGAAATATCAGTTGCGTCTAATGTAAGTATTTCAACAATACGTGTTTCGGAACCACCTGCTAAAGCTATAATCTCTGCTACCGTTACAGTCTTTAATACATCACTACCGTCAGTATCTTGTATCAATACCTTGTCGTTAGTTGCTACTGTTGCCGCACTAAGTGTTGCTCCGTCTAGAGCGTCTGTTACATTTGCCTCGTCCGTTACATCTGCACCGTCTTCAACGTTCAATACTCCAAGTGCTTGTGTTTTTGTTAGTGCTTCAGGTACTCCTGTAGCTGCTGTAGTTCTACCAATAAAAGTATCTGTAGCTAGATTAGCCATCTTAGCTAAAGTAACTGCTGCTGCTGCTATTGTCTGTGCTCCGTCTGCAACTGAGGTTACATCGCCACTATGGTTAGGATGAACATAAGCGTTTGCTCCGTCTTCTACGTTTAATAGCGTTAAAGCATCTGCCTTACTCAATACTTCCTGCACACCTGTTGAGGCTGTTTTTCTTCCCATAATTGATGCCGTTGCTATATTAGCTTGTTTTGCTAATGTAACCGCTGCATCTTCAATATACTTACCTTTTAACTGTGCCATGTCTTTTTCCTACTTTCCTTTTATTTCTTTAATATATGTAATCGGCTGATATAATATCATTCTCCGATAATAAAGACTCTAATCCTAATCCATTCCAATTTAATCTAAGCACATCTGCCCCGTCTGTTATAACTGTAAAGTCTGTTGTGTATAATTGTTTTACCCCACCAACAGGGAACAACCCAACTGCTGTGTTATCTAGCGGTATATTTGCTAAGTCTATGTACTTGTTTGAAATATTTGCCGCATTAAGTGTTAAATTTTCTGTTATTTTTGTTTGGTCGCCTGTGTTAGTGCCTGATAGGTTACCAAGATTAGTAATGTCTGTTGCGGTTACGAATTTGTTTGTGGTTGCTGTATCAACTAAGTCATCGGGGTCAAGAACTACAACGCCTGTTTTTTCATTTACAGAATCAACTGCACCTGCCCCACCTGCATGACTATGTAACGCTGTTTCCCCACCACCTGTAAGTGCTGTTGCGTTTACGTCTGATATGTTATTTACATCGGCACTTGCTTCAATACCTGCTAGTTTTGCGCTGTCTGCACTAGGATATGTGACTTTAGATGTGTTAAGACCTATTGCAGTGTCTTGTACTCCGCCTGCTGTTTCAAGGTCGTCTATATCTGATGCGTTCGCTACGATTGAATCAACATTATCTTTTACCTGTATGTCAAGAGCATCTATACTTTCTGTGGCTGTTTCGCCGTCAGTAACATAGTTGTCTTCTGTATATAATTGGTCGCCAACTTTAGTATCGCCTGCCACAGTGTCATCTATAATCGAATTAACCGTGTCAACTAACTGGTTAAATTCAGCATCAACCTCGTCTGCTTTAGCAGGTGTTCGAGGTATAAAGTCATATTTACGTGTAATCTTATCAGTCATGTTATGCCCTCCTTGCAGGTTTTTTTATCTTATACTCAGCGGCTATTCCGTAAATCATAACTGCTGTGTCAATAACATCCGTCTGTACTCTGAATGATAGTCTATTTCCTCTTGCATTTATATACGCGTATCTAGAACCAAAATCTTCTACGCCTTGTGCTCCTGACCAATTAGAACTGTCCCAATCATCATCATTCCATACAAGGGTAATATCGCCTGACATCTCTTCGCCATATATTGTATCAAGGAACTCTTCACCGTCAACAATAGCTGATACTGACATTGTGCTTACTCCTGTTGACATTTGCTTGAAGAATATGTACATTCTCTTCCACTTCTTAAGCCTTACTTTGTCATCATATGCTTCCTGCCTGTGTATAACGTCCATGTGTATCGCAACTCCCATGTCGTTATAGTTGTCGTTGTGTAGATGTATTCTTCCATATGTGCTTGATGCTGAATATAACTCCCCATCAAGGCTTGCTAAGAATGAATTTATATACCAACCTTCATATACTGACCACGGTGCGTCCATTGCGTACTGGTCTCCTGGAACAGCTGTCCATGTCTTAGCGTATGGATAAAATACGAATACAATATCATTGAATGTGCTATCCGAATCTTTTTTGCATGATACCATGTATCTGTCTTTATAGAATACTGCGCATGATGTGTCAAGGTGTGGGTATATTACGTTATGCTGTGTGTCAAACATTCTAGCTTGTATGTTATCAGATAATACTCTTGTTGCTATCGTATCACTAGAGGTTGATAAGAGTGCGTACACTCCGTTCTCTCCCATGTATACGAGCATATCATCTATAATAACCATAGTCTCTTCAGATATACATCCCTCATGCACTGGTAATTGCTTGAAGTATACATCTGAGGAAGGATCATACCCTGTCCATGCAAATGCTGTACGTCTCTTCATTACCACAAGGTTACCCTGAAACTCTTTTAATCCAGTTATTATATCACCGTCATCTGTTATACTATTTATTGTGCCCGTGCCTGTAACAGTGCCCGACGGGTCCCACTCTGTAGGGTCTAACGGTGGACAATAATACAAGAAATTAGGGTTCTCGTGGTCTCCTGCTGCAAACATTCTATCTCCACGTTGTTCTAGGTATTTACATCTCTTAAGCGCCGTGTATGTAACACCTGATGTTGTGCTTGTTACATCTGCAACTGTGCCTGCTGACCCATCATATACTTTAAATATTCCTGAACCTAATAGGTATAGCTTATTATAATAAACTTCCCATGCAAGATATTCCCCAAAGCCTGAAACTAATATATCTGTTGCATCATCAGCATTAACCAAGTCACCGTTATACAGCGCATATTTTTCAAGTTGACGGACATCACTTGTGTCTATATATTCATACTCAATAAGTGTACGTAAATCAGCTCCACCGCCTGACATTTGGTACAGTCTCGATGGTGTATTTATAAGAGATGCTATGGCATACTTACCGCTAATTGCGATATCATCGAACCCCGTCGAAATAGAAGCCCCTGTTGTATCTATTACCCACGATACACCGTAGTCGTTTGACCTGTATATAGTGTCTATTACTGTGTTTGTAACTGCTGCGCACGCCTGCCCGTCTA